GTAACGACGCACAACCGCCGCGCGACCATCGGAGGTCTGCGCGAAGAACAATTCGTAGAACTTATTGGTCCGAGCGCCGTCGCTGCACTCAAGCATTACGCGTGCGAATTCAATTGGATAGATCATGTCTCTCTCGTTTGTCTCTTGATGCTTTGTTTTACTTTGACGCGCGCAGGGTTGTAAGTCAGTATTTACTGGTTACTTGCGGCGCGCGTATGGATTGCGCAGGCGCCATTTGACATCGATAGCCGGCGTCCACGTTACTGCCTCGTAGTAGGCCTTGCGCACGACGGCGCCTGGCACTTCGTTTGGATCCTTTCCTGGCGGTAGCAGCGCGATCCGCGCGACCAGGCCGATCGAGGTGAGCTTCTTGGATGCATCGAGCGCCGAGAGAAGAGCCTTCTCCTCGCCGTCCCAGATGATCGTCACACGCTTGACCCCTCCCCGCTTCAGAATGACGAAGCGGCCGAGCTGGTCGTTACTGTCGGTCGAGCCGTAAGACAGATGCTTGCCGAAGGAGCCGACCGCGACGATGCGCCGGAGCTGCACATCTTCATCGAACGCGATCTTGATTGCCGCAACGTCGAATGCACCTTCGCCCATAGCGACCTCATCCGTCGCCTGGACGTTCTGGCCGTTATAGAGGTAGCGGCCTGTGCCTGGGAGCCCGATCGGAAAGAGATACTTGCGCTCGGCGTCTGGATCGAGCGCGCGCCCCTGGAATGTCTTCAGCTCGCCATTCAGGTCGTAGACCGGGATGATGACGCGGTTGTCGAACTTCTGCGGCCACTTCTTGCCGTCGTCGCCCGTCACCATCCAGAAGCCCATCTGGCAGTAACGCAGCCCGAAATACTTGGCATACTCGTTGGTGATACCGCGGTTCTCGAGATACTGAAGGTTCTCGCCTTCCGGCGTTGGCAGCGCCATCGAGTAAGGCACGCGCACCTCACCTGGATCGACGGCTGCGGTCGCCAGACGCTTCGGCCGCCAGCCCTGATCGCTCAGCACTTCCTTCAGCATCCGGATCGTCTCACCCCACTGGTGATCGTCATGACCGAACGTGGCGTGAGCGAAGCGCACCTTGTTGAAGGACTGGTTGCAGACGAAGCAGTTTCCGAGGCCGGTCTCCGCGTTCAGGTAGACGCGCGAGCGGCTGTCACCGCACGACGGGCAGTGCTTGGCGTTGATCTGCATGCCAGACGAACCACGCCCCATTTTGTAGGCGAGCGACTGGTGATCGAAGAAGAACTCCAGATCGAGCTCATCCGTGATTTCCTGGAAGATGTTGTCGCTCATGCGCGGCCAAGAACCTTTGTGATGAACTTCAGCTTTTCGCGGTCCTGGCGGATGCGAAGCGAGAAGCCGTCTTCGGTGTTACGGGATGCGACCCAATGGATGCGCGCTTCGCCTGACTGCTTTTCGGCATCGGTGGCATTGATCGACAGAACCACGTCGGCGGTTCTGATCTTGTTGAAGTCTTCGGCGACGTCGGTCATCTTCGACGTGTGCGCGGCGGCACCAGAGCGGTTCGTCTGAGTGGCCGTCAGCATCGCTAGGTCGTATTCATGGGCGATCGCGCGCAGATCGATATAGATGGAGCGCATGTTGTCGATCATGTTGTCCGAGCGATACTCGGCGGCCATGATGTCGGCATAGTCGACCGTCAGCAGATCGAGCACGATCCCGTCGGCGCGGTAGCGCTCAATGATCTGGACTACCTTGGAGGGCTTTAGCGTGCCGGAAGCGAAGTCGCGCAGCTTGAATGCGCCAGCCTTTGCTTCGGCGGCCTTGATGCGCGTGCGAACGGTCGCGGCGTCGTCCTTCAGGAGACGCATCGCGATATCAGCGATGTTGGCGTCGAGACGATCGGCGATGATCTTCTTGGAAACTTCGCACGACAGATAGGCGGCGTTCAGGCCGGCGAGCGACGCATTCTTCGTGAACTCCCCAAGCGAGAGGGACTTGCCGGCCTTCGCAGCGCCCATCATGAGCGACATTTCCTGGCGGCCCCATCCGTAGTGGTAGAGGTTCTCGTCGATCTCGGCATAGCCGGTCGTGATGCCGCGCTTGACGATCTTGCCAGCCTTGAAGTCCTCGCGCTCCTGGGTTCGGTTGTCGATCTCGGCAAAATAGTCGTAGTCGTCGTCACCGTCGGACGAGCCGATTGCGAGTGCTGCCTTCTGGATCTTCTCGATGCCTTTGAAGTCGCCGCGCTGGAGCAGCTCGACGCTCTTCAGGATCGCCGCTTCCATCGCCTGGTGACGCGCGAAGTCCACGACCTTGTTCTGGACGTAGGTGGCATTCGACAGATCGGCTTTCGCGCTATCGCGAATAGCCGTCTTGATATCTTCCATCTGATCGTCACGGATGCGCTTGGCGAGCTTCTCATCCTTGATGAGCTGCGTCAGGATGCGCAGGTCCGGCGGTGCTCTGTGCACGCGCACATGGTCCCTGATGATGCGCACCAGGACGCCATTGGCTTCGTTCGTGAAATAGGATGGGTCGATCAGTTCCTTGGTCGTATTGGCAAAACGGCTGTCGCGCATGAACAGCGCCAGCGTCTTCTTCTGAAAGCCTTCGTCGAACTCATACTGAGCTGCCGCTTCCTCTTCGCCGCCGACCGGAACTTCGTAGTCCTCATCGGTCTGTGCTGCCGCGAGTGTCATTGCGCTAACCTTTCGAATGTCAGTCAGTAATTACTTACAAGCGTTTTTAAAAGCAAGTCGCGCTTTCTCTTGCGTTAGAGAATAAGCGCGACTGTGTAGGGTTGCTAACGGAGATACGACTGAATGCGCAGGACCATATCGGTGTCTTGGCGCGCGATCACCTTCTCGAGCGGCAACAGATCCTCATTGACGAACTGCGCATACATAGCGGCGGGGTTCGATCGGAGACTTGCCTGCTTCAGCAGCCACTCGTGATAGTCGTCCTGGTGCGCCAGGCCGTGATAGTTCTGCAGCATGTAGGCCGGATGCTCCGAGAGGAACAATTCGCCGGCCTGCATTTCTTCCCAGCGTGCGATCGTCTTTTCCACGTCCACACTCGCGTAGAGCTGGTGGGGCTGCGGCAGGCCGCGCTGCTGCCAGAAGCGGAGCCGATAGCCCATGGTGATGAAGATGTAATGCTTGTAGGGCATGCCGATCGCATCTGCGACCTGGCGACCGCGGCTGTAGCTCGAAAACATCGACTTGGCCTTGCGATCGTCGGCCTCGAGGCCTGCCATCACTTTCTCGATCGTCACGAGCTTGATGAACGGCGCCGCCTTGCGATTGATCTCGGTCGCGAAGTAGCTGCGATAGACCTCCGAGAAGGCGTCGATATAGAGCCTGGTCGCCTGGACCGGCGTCATCATCCGATAATCGAACCACTTGGAGCGAAAAAGCTCCGGCTCGAGAGCCTGGAGCTTCTTGTCTAGGTATTTGAACGCTACGATGTCGTCATCGATTGGATTAAGTCGTGCGTCCGATGTTTGCGCTGCCTGCATTAAGATACCTGTTGAGCCCACTCGTGCTGTCTTCGTTATCTGCATAATAGTCAGAATCAGAAGGCTCTTCGTAAGCTTCGACAAATTTCTGAACGAGACCGTGTCGGACGATATCTTCCTTGACGAAGTGCACAGTGGACACGCCGGCGATCGAGCGCGTGCGACGGATAGCATCAGCCAGGCCGGACTTGATGCCCTGGTCGATCTGGCGTGGATCGCCATTGATGATGAACTTGGCCGCCTCGCCGAAGCGGGTCAGCAACATCTTGAACTCCGTCTGGGTGGCGTTCTGCATTTCGTCGGCGATCAGCCAGCCGTTCTTCAGGGTGGAGCCGCGCATGAACGCCAGAGGCCGCGCCTCGACGACCTTGGACTTTACAGCCATTTCATACTGCGCCTCACCGCCGAGTGCTTCGACGAACGCTTCCTTCAGCGGCAGGAGATACGGATCGAACTTCTCTGGGAGCTCACCTGGCAGGAAGCCGAAACCACGCTCGACCTCGACAGCCGGCCGCGTGACGTAGATCTTCTCGATCAGGCCAGCCTTATAGGCCTCGACGGCACGCTGAACTGCGAGCCACGTCTTGCCAGTGCCGGCAGGACCGACGCCAAAGATGACTTCAGAGGATTTGATGGCGGCGTCATAGGCCTTTTGGCCGGCATTGAGTGCGATCACCAGACCAGTTTTGGTCTTGGCTTTGGCCGTGCGGTGTGCGCGTTCCTCGATGACAGCGTGGAGAAGATTGTGATGTCGCTCCGGAGCATTACGAGCGCCGCGGCGCTCCTTCCGGTTAGCGGACTTGGGCGAGCGGCGAGCCTGGGACATTCGTTGAACTCCGATATTCGAATGTCACCAGTATCGCTGAAATCAAATAGTCAGTAAATAGTGACTGACAATCAAACCCAATATTTATCGTCGGTGTAGTCGGCGGGAACCGGCTGGAGATCCTTGATCGCCCAGGACGCCTTGTATTGCCCTTCGACCCATGCGGATCCGATCGCGAAGACGAGGATCATCTGATCCGGTGTCAGCTCATGGTTCACATTGTTGGCGTCGCGGAAGATCATCAAGGAGTCATCGCCTTGTGCCTTCTTGAGTGTGGCGGCCGTGGCGCGCGCATTGAGGTTCCGCTGATCCTCATCCCTCCCCTGTAGGGCGATCAGGCCGTAGCCTGGGATCATAAGCGTTGCGCCAGCGTCGATGCGCCGCGAGCGCTCGGCGTTGATCATTTCGGTCGTTGGTGCCGGCGCGACCGTCGGAATGGCCGTCGTGAGACCGTTCGACAGGTGCATGAACGCCAAGTTCTCCTTGAAGTGCCGGTCGAGGCTAGCCCGCTGCGGCACAAAGAAGCTCTCGATCGCCATAACGAAGTCTTCCAGCGGCGAGTTCGCCAGGAGCTGAGCAAAGCTGACGTCGATGAGACCGCCATGCTGCACCATGGCACCAGGATAGTCGTCGCTGGTGATATCGATGGAAAATTCCACAAGGCGAACATAGTCGTTCGCAGGGTCAATCTTAACCGATGTCAGGGTGTAGTTCTTCGTAAGCGTCATGCGATTGTTCCTGCGATTGTGCCGTTGTTGATAAGAGTTCGCGGTGAGCCCATGATTGCCGCACCAGGCGCACCACCGGCGGCGCCTGCGTAACCACCACCGCCACCGCCAGCATTACCGGCAGCTCCAGTGTTACCTGTTGCTCCGGTGCCACCTTGGGCGCCCCAGCCTCCGCCAGTGCCGCCCGTTCCGCCCGTTCCGCCCGTGCCAGAGTTACCACCGTTGTTCCCACCACCAGCGCCGGGATTACCTGCTGTATTCGCATGGTCGTAGCCCTGACCGAGACCACCAGCTCCACCAGCTCCACCACCTGCGCCGCCGACGCCAACGGCCCACTGCCTCGATACTTCGTAGAGCGCGGTGCCATTTCGGGCAGCGCCGCGAACGTAGAGGTAGCCTCCGTAGCTGTATGAGGAGTAGTTTCCGTTCACCATGAAGATGTATGAGGAGCCGCCCCACTGAACCTTCGACGCGCCGTCGTAGACCCAAGAGTAGGAGCCGGGAGAGTAGCGAGGGCCATCTACCGCAGTGTAGGAGCCCGACCCACCTACGCCACCCGTTCCGCCGATACCACCGCCTCCTCCGCCAGACAGGACGGAAGCACCGGCGTTAATCTGGATCGTGACGCCGGCAGACTGGACGTTGATCGCCGGACCACCGACGCCAGAGTTGTTTGCGCCGCCTGCGGCCTGAATGCTGCCGTTGATGATGGTCTGAAGCGTGCCGCCCATGCTTGCGCCGGTCAGCAGCGCCGCGATAGCGACGTTGCTAGAACCGATGATCACACCAGCGGCGATGACGACGCGCTTAGGCGTAGTCGAGGTCCATTCAGCCGTCGTGAAGAGCGTCGCAAGGTTCAGGTTCACGGCATTCGCCGTGACCTGCTTGACGATCACCGAGGACTTGCCGAGCATATTCGAGAAGCTGATCGGCGCCACGGCCGGCACACCCTCGGCGGCCGCCAGGTAGGCGAGCAGAGACAGACCCTTGCCGAACTCGGCATTGATCTGGCTAAGCGACAGCGGAAACGCAGACTGAAGGGCCATTATTTCGCCTCGACTTCAGCCCTGAACGCGGACAACTCGGCGTGCAGTTCCTTGATCGCCTCGACGAGCAGGCCGGCGAGCTGGCCGTATGCAACGGTCAGTCCCTTTTCGGACGTGCCGACAGCTTCAGGCAGAACCTTCTGAACGTCCTGGGCGATCAGGCCGGTCTGGCGAACCTCGATGTCGCGACGGTCATAGGTATAGCCGGTCAACGCCAAGACCTTGTCGAGCGCGTTGTCGATCACCTGGAGGTTCTTCTTCAGGCGGCGATCGGAGCTTGCCGTGATGTCACTGGCCGAGGTGATGGTGCCGGTCGAGTTGATCGTTCCAGCGACCGTGAGCGGCGCCGTGGCGTCGATAGACGATCCCGAGAGACCAAGCGGAGCCAGAGCGCCGTTATTGCGCGCCATGATCTTCTTGGTATCGGCGATCAGGTTATAGGCGCCCGAACCGCCAATTTGGAAAGGGTGGGTCGCTGTCGCCTCGGTGCCATCGGTCGTATTGGTGATGCGGACGCGGCGCACGTTCAGGTCGCCAGTCATCGAGCCGCCTGCCTTGTCGAGCTTGGTGTCGAGCGCGGCCTGCAGATCGGTGATATCGGCGATCAC